TATTTGCTGGGCTAAATGCGGTTGCCATGTCTAACTCCTAAAGTCAAAAGTAAATTATTTGACCCGGCCCTCTTGGTACGCCGCCATAATTTCCTCGGACAGCGCGTCATATCGAGCTGGATCGGTCATTTTCAGCCGAATAAGGTCAGCTCTGCGGTAGACGCGTTTTGAACTCTCCCCGGTGCCGCCTGTGTCCACTTGCGCTGCTTTTAGCGTCTGCTGGCGAGCCTCCTTGCCGGACTGCTCGACCTGCTTTTGCTTAATGCCACGCAACTGTTTGTAGGTGGTCAGCAATTCATTGGCCGCATCGAAGTCAAACTGCGCATCGGCTCTGGCATAAAGTTCGAGTCGTACCTGAGACGATTTAATCCATGTCTCAAAGTCCTTATCGGCCCCGATTTCCATGAAATCAGGGTGTTCTTGCGCCAAACGCTGCTGCGTTTGCATCCGTTTGAACTCGATACCCGCCTGGCGGGCAGCGACAACATCAGGATGTGTCTCAACGGTCTTCTGAATCGCCTTTTTAGGGTCATCAAAAAAGTCTACTTCAGGCTCTACCTGCTCAACAGGTTGAGATTTTGACGAGAGATTCTGCTTAATCAGCTCATCGGCAAGTTTTCGCACTTCCCCGACTTCCTGCGCCTGCCGTCCAATGACCTTTTCGGCCTCTTGGTGCATCTTGACAATGTCCTCGATCGACTTGCCGCGATAGCGGTCAGGTAGTTCTGGGACTTGTGGCGCTGCTAGTTCAGGTAGTTTTGCTTCCTCTGCCTCTAACTCACTAGGCATCTCTGGTTCTTGGTCAATCAACATGTCGAAGTTCCTTTTCCTGCCATCTTTTGGTTCTCAGGATTAAACATGAACAGGGCATTTCTGCTTATCTGTTCGCCTTCTGCTCGGATTTTAGCTTGTCTCGGTGGCTTTTATCAAACTTTGCGTGAGCTGTAGGAAACGCTCCCGACCACCCTTCCAATTTAAACGCCGGCGCAGATATGGTGCGGCTGGCCGTCTTGCCGCAATTGCAACGAACGAGCTTATCCTCGTATTCGGTAAACCGTTCGATGCGCTCTCCGCTTTCGCAGAGAAATTCAAATATCTTTCTCATTGAGTGCCTCGTATGCCTCTTCGCTGACCTGTTTCAAGGTTTTCAGCCAGTTTAGGATAGATAACTCACCCTTCTTAAATTGTAAATCTTTTTCGTCCTGGATTGTAGCGACGTTATTTAAAGACGTTATCATTAAGTCAATATCTTCCAGCAGATCGCGCCAGCCCTGATGGGTCATCATGGCAAACCGATCTTCGTAATAGCGCTGCAGTTCAGGCGTCATAAAGAAATACCTAATGCTTTTTTAAGTTTCTCTAATTCTTCTGGATTACTTAAAATCATATCGGTTAAAGATGTGGCTTCAGGTGTTTCGTAAATAATTGGGTTTGGGTCTGTAAATTGACCGTCTACATACACCCACCCAACACTTATATTCTCGGCTGGAATAGCTTCATGCCCGTCACTAAAGCCTGAGGGTGGAGTTGAAGGTTGTTCTTCATACTCAATAACATTAACAACCATACCCTCTTTAATAATTGCGTATTTCATACGTAATACTCGTAAATAATAATCGCACCACTTGCGCCAGCTCCGCCACTTCCAGTGCTAGAGCCACCTGAACCACCAGCGCCAACCGCATAAGAATACGTTGCTGAAGGTGAATTAATTGTTTTTTCTAAATAACCGCCAGCCGCACCAGAACCAATAACTTGTGCGGTCGAACCTGTGCCGGCAGAACCTCCGCCAGAGCCATAAGGTATTCCAGAACCGCCACTTCCATATCCGTTTGTCCCCCCATGCCCGCCTTGGCCAAAAAACGACGCTGCACCTTGTTGGCCATAAATACTAATGTGAATTGAACCCTGTCCAGTTCCATGCCCGCCGGTAACATTGAGGTCTCCCCCGGATGCACTGCCACCACTAGCGCTGCCCCCCGGTATCCCACCACCGCCGCCAGTACAGCTTAAAAACGAAGATCCAAAAGTTGTTGTGCCGCCTCCAGAGCCGGATGCAGTACCGCTAGTTGATGCACCAGTTCCGCCGCCGCCGCCCCCAACCATTGCAACCAGTATCGCTTTGCAATTTGCCGGGGTTGTATAAGTTCCAGAACCACTGGTATAGATAGTTACTGTATGAGGTATAGAGGTTAAACCAGTACCTCCGCTGCCAACAGGCAGCGTTCCGGTCACACCTGGCGTAATGTTTGCAGAACCATTAAACGAAGCTGAAGATGTGCTAGCAAGGTTTGTTTGTATAGTTCTGGCAGTGGTTAAAGTTGCGGCTGAACCAGTGGTGTTTTGGTTTAGTGTCGGTATGTCAGCAGCAACAATGGCTCTAAATGTTGGTACACCAGAAGACCCGTTAGGCGCGGCCAAGACATAGTTAGCCGTTTTGCTGGCATACGGATTCTGCGTATCACCATAGCCGGATGCCAAACTTATAGCTGGCGTATTGCCTCCAGACGAAGCTACCGGGGATGTTCCAGTAACACTTGTGACCGTGCCAGTGTACTGATCGTTCGACGTGATGGTGAAGTTAGGATACGTACCACTGATGCTAGTCGTTCCAGCGCCTGTCAGTGCCACTGTCTGGTCTGGCGCGCTGTTGGTGATCGTCACATTGCCTGTAGCGCCCGATACAGAGATGCCTGTACCAGCTACGGCGCTCAACACACCAGAGTTAGCAATCGTAATCGTCCCAGCACCCTCAGTAATATTGATGCCGGTACCGTCGGTTAGGGTGTTCTTCTCCCACAAACTAGTGCTTGCATTGTAAATCAGCGTCTGGCCATTAGATGGATTCTGTGCCGAAACGTTATGCAGTTCATCCAACTCATATCCGTTCTGCACGCGCACATACAGACGGCCATTACCTGCATTAGCACGCTCTACCACACCGATATAAACTAGATGATTGGGTGCGTAGGGCTTAGTAGCTGTTAACGTGCCCGCTGTGGCGCCCAAATAGAGCGTGTCGCCTGGGCTATAAGCACTCAGATCCAGACCATCCTGCACGCCTTGGCACAAGACCATGCCGGCCTGACCTGCAGCGATATTTTCAGCGCAAACACCCAAAGTTTTGGCCGATGTGGCGTCACCCGTGTTGTATGCGAGCTTGACTGACACCCGATCACCAGACGCCGCAAACATATAGACCGGTTGACCCTTAGTGATCGTCACTGACTCAGCGTTAGTCACGTACGCATAGAGCGTCTGGCCCACGTCCGCTGCAATATTGGCGTTTAAGCCAACAGTTAGCGTCTGCTGCGTGCTGTCCCAGTACAGGCGGCCTGCTGCGTTGGTAACCGTAGCACCTGTATCGAACTGGATGAAATCAGGTGAAGAAATACCACCTGTAATGCCCGTCATCGATGTGATATTGTCGTTCGCGCCTGCTGTGGCCCAGCTCTGATCAATTTTTTGCCATGCGGTACCGTTAAAAATGGCCCAATCGCCAGCTTTCCAATCCGTAATGCCGTTCAGATTGGTCGATCCATCGACCGACACCACGTAATAAAAACCGTTGGTACCAACACTAGAGGCCAGTGTGGGCGTGTTAGTTGAGGCATTCCAGGTGCCTTGATAGTCCAAACCGCCGGCAATGTCTGCCCACGACAGATCTGTGCCATCCGTGGTCAGAAACTTGCCTGCATTACCCGTCTGGCTAGGAATTAAGTCGTTAATCTGCTGCTGGAGCGACGCTAAAGTATCCAACACCGCCTGCGAGGTGCCACCACCGTTGGTGATGACCTTGATCCGCTCGGCCAAGTCGGGCGCAACGACCTCACCAACGTTGATTTCACGCCCGTTTGAGAGCGAAATCACCAAAGATCCGTCGAAATCGATCTTAGCGTCGGTTACCGACACCCCATCTTCGCCCGGCAGGCCAGCTGGGCCTTGCATCCCGTCTCGACCGTCCTTGCCGTCACGTCCTGGACGGCCATCTTTGCCATCCTTGCCGTCACGACCGTCAGATCCATCGACGCCATCGCGTCCATCTTGGATCGAGTTCACCCGATCGGTAATTTTTTGGCCTAAATCGTCGTATTTTGCCCGAATGTCGGCTTCAATCTTCTTCAAAGCATCGACCACCATGCCGACGTTCTCACTGACCCGTCGTTTTTGGTTGCCTCTGGCCTCTTGAAGCGTTGCACGAACCGAGTCCAGAACAGCAGTCTGCTGCTCTGGCGTCATGTTTTGCAGGATTAACTGCTTAGTTAGGCTTTCAACGTCCACCAGACAGCTCCTTGGTCAATTCTTCCAAGAAATCCTCTTCCATACCGCTGATTTTGTTCTGCTTTTCCGCCATTTGCATCTCAACAATCTTCGATTTGTTCTTGATGTCGGCTTCTTTTAGCATCAGTTCGGCGATCTTCACCCGCTTATCAAACTCTTTGGAGGCCAATTCTGCGTCATTGGGCAGATTCTGCGTGTTGGCCGCCATAATCTTGCTCTGCACCTCGATGGGCTTCAATTTCGTCTCGATCGTGGTGTTGATCGCTTCTGCCCGATTGCGCTCAGCTTGCGTCTGGTTGACCGCAATCTGCGCCTGCGCTGCCTGCATGGCCAATTGCTGCTGCATCATCGCCGCTTGCTGCGCTTCAGGGTTGGGCTGCGCCATCTGCGTCAAGGACTCCATCAACTCCATGCGGTTTGACAGCGAGCTGTTGGCCACGATCCCTTTCAGAATCAATGGCAGCACTGGCGTGTCAGGACCCAGCGTCTGCAAGAGCGCAATAAACTGCGCCTGCTCGTACTCGCGGGCGATGATGCCCAATGTCGCTGTCGGAATGAAGTTCAGATCGACCGACGGATAGCGCTCGGGATCGAACTGCATGTACCTAAACGCCGCTTTCTTGATAAACGGAATTAAGAAATCTTCCTGAAAGTTCACCAGCGTGCGCTTGTACTTCTTAATGATGGTCGCGACCGCCATCGACATGCCCGCATTGCCGCCATCACGGGCGACTTGGCTCACCATGCCTTGGCTGTCCAGTGTGCCTGTCGCTTGCAGGAGCATCCGCTCAAACGCCTGTGCGGTCGTCAGGTTGTTTCCATCGGTTTGGCCGAACTTGAACGGATACAAAATCTCGCTTGGGTTGCCATTGGTCATGAACGCCTTGCCGGGGCGCACTTCAAACTTCGCACCGCGTGGCAGACGTGTGGCGTCCATCGCCACCATCGGCACAGCTGTTAACGCCAGCGAGTCCAGATGCGTTCTGACCTGCGCATCGATCGCCTTTTGCATGTTGTAGGCTTTCTCCACGGTCCCACGGCCAGGCAGGCGGTTGGGCACCGTGTCGTCTTGGTAGGTCAGTACCGGACGATCCTTCATCATGTACGGGTTCTCTTCGGCCTTTAGCAACATCCCGTCGTTACCGATGACGATGATGGCCTCAACCAAGTCGGTGTACTCTTCCGCCGCTGAATCCTCTGGAAACAGTTCAACCATTTCCTCGTCTTCTTTGTTCAGCTTAGCCAGATATTCTTTGGGCACCAGACCGTAGTACGTCAGCAGTTTGACCTTCTCGTTCTGGTACTGACTGACTTCTTGTGTCGGCTCCAAGTCGGTGTCGTCGTAGGTCGGCACGATGTTGACCTTACGGTAGACGCCCTTCTCAATGTTAGCCACCACCTTGTGGATGGACACGTACTTCTCGATCGCCACACCCATGCAGTCGTCCACCGACGTGCCGTTGGGGTCCCACAGGAAATTCTTTGGATTGACCGGTATCGGTTTGACCGAGACGCGGTCCACCTCTTTCACACCGATGGCCGCTTGGCCCGCCATGCCGGGAATCGGCTGCGTCGCAGGGACGTACTCTTTTTCCATTGTCACGGTGATCTCGGCGATACCCGTGCCATATATCTCGGCTAGCAACTCGATTTGATCGATGTACTTCCTGAACTTGTCTTTCTTCAGATCCTCCATCATCTGGATCTTGATCATCTCGACATCCATCGGATTGCCGTCGATGTCTTTGACGTCGTCCTTGATGTCGAAGAACTCACCCGAGCCGAAGATCGCCTCCATGATCTCTGCATGGCGCGTCTCAACGGCTTGTTGGGTCATGGGGGTGACGATGCGGGAGCGTTCAGAGTCGCGTGTCTTGTCTTCAACGGCCCACTCGCCACGGAAGATGCGCTCGTATTCTTCCCATTGCGGGAGGAAGTTCACATTGCGGTAGTCACGCCAGCGGTCGCAATGGTCAACCACGAAAGCGATAAGCTCTTTATCGTTTTCCGTGGGTTCGTCAAAATCGTTTTGGTCCATCTTATACCCCAGAAATTACGTCTATCGGCTCCCATTCATCGTCAGCGTCGCCTTCAAAGTAGGAAGTCACCGCCAGCTGGTCAATGTAGGATAGCGCGTCGGGTAGGTCATCGTGGACGCCTTGCGCAGGGAACATAAGCAGCTGGTCTAAAAACGTGTCGAAGTCGCCTTCTTGGTTCAGCACGATCCTGCCATGCTCGAACCGACCCTGGAGGCTCCAGATGATCCGGTCAGCCTTTTTCCGGTTACCATGCGTGAGATCAACTATGTGCGAATATACATTATTCTTGCGCATTAAGTCACTCAAATAGGGCAAAACTGCGTTTTTTAACGCGCCTCGTTCAATCCCCACACTTAACGGCCGGTAGTCCCGCATGGTCATCAAAATCTTGGCCGCCGTCTCGCGGATGTCCCAGCGCCCGTGCTGGATCTCTTTGACGAACCACTTGCCGTCGTCCGTCACTTTCACAATCGCGATCGCCGTCTCGTCCAGCCGCTTTTTCGAATTCGCCGCCTGCTTGGCCACTTCCTCAAACCCGGCCAAGTCCACCGCCACGAAGTAGCTGCCATAGTCCGGCTCCTCGCCGTACTTGATCCACTCATCTTTGAAGATGTCAGAACCCGCATTATCAAAGCTCGCCATGTACTCTTGCTTAAATGCAAACGTCGATAGCGTCTTTTTTGCGGATTCGATTTCTTTCGGGTCAATCAGTGGGTTGTCCTTGGTCGTGAAGTGCCAGCTCTTCCAATCCTCATCCTCACCCGTCTGCCCCAACTTGTACAAGTCATTAAACCAGTTCCTGCCCTTGGGCGTACCGATGAACAGACCTCGTCCCTTCTTGTCGGACAGAGACGCGCGGATGACCTGCTCCCATGCCTCTGGCTTAATATCCGCCACCTCGTCAAGCACGGCGTAGGTCAAGCTAACACCTCGAAGTGTGTCTGGCCTGTCCGCGCCCCTGACATAGATCACCGCGCCGTTGATTAGCGTGATGTCCTGGTTGTTGACGTGACTGCCGGCGATCACGTCCCGTCCCAGATCCAGCAAGACGTTCCAGATAATCTGCCGCGCCTGGCCGTTGGTGGGCGCCACGTACAGCACCGCCGAGCCTGATGGGCAGCGCAGTCCCTCGATTAAGAGCGTGGTTGCCGCCAGACGGGACTTGCCGCACCGCCTGCCAGCCGCAACGACTTTGAATCGGGTGGAATCGTTAAATACGGTTTGTTGCCATGGTAGCAACTGAAAATTAAGATCGGACATTATGGTCCTTAAGGTACTGAATCGCAGCGGACAGTAAGGTTACGCTGTCTTTAAACATACCTAACGCGTTGTTACAGTTTTTACAGAGAAGCTTACGTATAGCCCCTGTAGCGTGGCAATGATCGACTGCTAATTTAGCCACTTCGTTCGTAGCACTATGCACAAACGTCTCGGGCTGCTTACATATAGCGCAACAATTATTTTGCGCGGCAGCCATAGCATTATATTCAGCTAACGACAACCCAAAATTTTTTTTAAGGTTTGTAGCGCGCTGGTATTGCCGAACTTTATCCGGGTTTTTATTACGCCACTTAACCTGAGCTTGCGATAGCTTTTCTTTGTTGTTAGCCCTATACGCCCGTATTTGCTCAGCTAGCTTTTCTTTTTGAGCTTCGTACCGTTTTGCGTGGTATGCCCGGCTACAAGGTATGCAACGATACTGCAGCCCATCTTTTTCTTTTTTAGCCTTATGAAACTCATTGACAGGTTTTTCTACCTGACATCCACGGCAAAATTTGGTGTGCATGTATGCCCCTGTAAAATAAGCATACTATAGCAAATACTGTTTTTAAAGTAAACATTTATCCATCAACGATGTCCTTGATCTCCGGCTGGCCGATGCCGGTAATGGTGATGTTGATGGCGCTGCGCTGGGCGGCGGTCTTCTCAAACAGGCTCGCTGGCAGTGCGCGGTCCATACACATCTTTAAGGCGGCCATCTGGCCTGGGTGGCCGTCGTCTAACGCGATCGTAATGACCTTCTGCACGACGTCGGCACCCTTGCCCTCAATGAGCATCTGCTTCAACTCTTTGATGCGCTGCGTGTCAGTCTTTGGCAGCGTGGCTGGCGGCACGTACGGTGGGTCTTTAATCGGGGCTGGCATAGCTTTTTTCCTAGAGTGGAAGCTGTTAGCGCGATTGTAGCGGCTTTTTTACCGCGCGGGGAGGGCAAAGGGCCGTTTTTCCGTTTTCCTTTTTTTCAGAGGGTTGGAGGCTGCCGCAAATATTACACAGAGCTGGACCCCCCTCCCCCCCCTATGTTGTCAACCTGATAATTATCAAGCTGGCAACCGATAGCGACCGGCTATCAGCCGCATTTTACATAACGCACGTTATATTGCAGGCGATCGCATGCCGATAGCTGGCGGCTATGAGCGGGAGGGGTTATCTATCGCCAGGCCAGGATTGATAGGGGAAGGCTATCGGCTAGTGGAATTGAGCGGGAGGAAGCGGGGCCTTTTTGAGGGTACCTGACGGCCATTAGACCGGTGCCTAAAAGCCGGCAATTATTGGCCAAAATCTATATATTCGTTTTGCTTATCACTTTCGCACGCATCACTATTTTTACTCATATTGACACTTTGCCAATACCAGTCCAATAAATTTTTGAAGCCGGCCGATATATCGCCGGCGCCGGCATGCGCCAGAATCGCCGCATCATTATCTGAAATCCGGCGGGAAAAATAACGCGTGCGAATTGATGCGGGACGGCCAGAAGGCATATTATCAAAAAGCTATGAGGGCAATGAGGGCAATTTGCCGGCCCATTTTAAATCGCTCCGACCCCCAACGCAAATTCCGAATTTTTGCACCGGCGTGCGGATTCCGGCGTGCGCAGCACACGGATTTATTACCTTTATATATATATCTTCAAACAAAATAAAAAACAGATTGCCCTCATTGCCCTCATGCCGCAAAACCCGCATGAATCCTGGCTTTTACGAGGGCAATTTGCCCCAAAATTATTGCCCTCATCATTGCCCTCATTGCCCTCATAATTGCCCTCAAACCGCGTACCGCAAATAAATGCAAAATATTCTTTTACATTTACTTGACTTGTGCTATTTTGCAGTCTGCTGTAAAACTTTATTTAACAAAAAGAGGAGCGAAAAATGCAGCCAATATCCTACGAAACCGGCCGCGATTACGGCGTGCCACAAGTGTTAGAAATTACTTTTCCGGAAATAACTTGCGACGCATTCGACGCGGCATTTATTAGCGCCGACGCGTTTTTTATCGACGCAGCGCGAAATATATCGGGCCGCGTCAAGGTATTCGGGAATGACGCTAATGAGAACAGTATTGGCCGCGCAGTATTGGCCGAATACGATGCCGGCCGCTATCAGCCGGCTTAACTAAACCGGCCGGCGCAAGCCGGCCATTATCGGAGAAAAGAAAATGCAGAAACCTACACTCGCAGAAATATGCGGCGCAATCGCCGGCTTTGCGGCTTTGGCCGTCTTCGTTTTTATGTGCCTTGCTTATTAATCTCACTTTCCAGGGAACCGACCATGCAAAACCCGTTCAAACTCCAGCTCAAACGTGAAGGCCTACCCTATCGGCCGATTTTGGGTGAATCCAGCGCCAAAACGATCAAAGGCCAAAAGATCGGCTATCTAACCGCTATCTGCTATCTCGTACCGGATGAAAAATTGTGCCCGTTTGCGATAATGGCCGGCTGTTTTGATCCGTGCCTGAAATCCGCCGGTAAAGGGTCGTTTAATAGTGTGCAAGCCGCCAGAGCCGCTAAAACCGCGTTTTTCCGCGAAAATCAACGTGCATTCATGCTATCCATGGCCGCCGATGTATGGTCGCACGCACGCCGTGCCGAAAAGCTTGGCCTGATCCCGTTAGTCCGGCCGAATGGCACGTCGGACATTCCATTCGAGAATATTCAGATTGACGGCCGGACTATTTTTCAGATTTTCGCGGACGTGCAATTCTACGACTATACAAAACACCCATCGCGCAAATTAGACGGCAAAACGGCCGGTAATTATGATTTGACGTATTCATTCAGCGCGATCACGCCGAAACCGATCTCGATCAAGGGTTTGATTAATCCAGCTAACAAGCGCACGGCCGTCGTTTTCCAAAAGCAGAGCGATATACCTTCAGAGTTTCGCGGATGGCCGGTTGTTGACGGTGATGACACCGATGTGCGACATATTGAACCGGCCGGCGTGGTAGTGGCACTTTATGCCAAGGGCAAAGCAAAACGCGATACCGGCGGCTTTGTTCAAATTAAGGGGAGGGATTATTAAATGAAAAATTATTTTTGGTGTGACGGCTCTGGCCGCGTGGAATTCCAAATTACACAAGCGCAAATTGATAGCGTATGCAAACCCGGCGCCAATGATGTGGCCGTGACCGCTGAATCAAAACCCGACATTGATCCGGCGCTATTAAAAAGCGTTTTGCGTGAATACGGCGCCTGGGATGATGCCGAATTAAATGACCATGCGTCTAATTTGGACCGCGTTTTTTGGGCCGCTTGTTGGGATTGTTTCGAGAGTCCCGAAACTTATCTGGAGGGTTAATTATGAAAACAATAACCGCAAAATATACCGGTACGTGCGCGGCTACCGGCGCGCGCATATTGGCCGGCGATTTAATCCAATGGTCCAAGGGGCGCACGGTTTTGCTCGAGCGGCGCCGTACGGCCGTGGATACGATCACGCTCTACGGCGAACACGGCGCGCGCACGTACTACCAGAATGCGCGCGGCCGGTGTATTGACGCGCCTTGTTGCGGCTGTTGCACTATTTAACCAAGGGGAAAACAATGGCAAAACTTAAAACCACGATCCTGCGCGCGCAGGAAACCGCCGAAATTACCGGCTCGAATGAAAACCTGCTTTGGCAAGCGAGAGACGCGCTATCCGATGCAATCAACAATCCGGAACCCGACGAAGGCCTGACAAGCGCTGAAAAAGCGCTACATTTAATCAATACTTACTTAATGGAGTCTGAGCTATGCAAACGATAAAAATTGACGGAACGACCTATAGAGTGAAATTCGATCGCGATCCGGTCGAGCTAGCCAAAGCGGCGCGCAAAGCCTGGAAACCGAAAAAGCCTAAAGACCTGCGCAAGTTTCCTACATGGACTCCGACAGTGTCGACGGCCGATTACATTCGCCGGTTTGATGCGCTGAATTTCCTGCAATCGGTGGATTATGACGGCGCCAGTACCGAAAGCGCCGCGCAGTATGACCCGACAATGCCACTATTCGAGGTGATCGATGAAAACGCAAATTGACACAAGCGCGCCGTGGTATCCCGCTCACCTCTGGCCCTACACGTACACGCACGGCGACATTGAATTGCTCTGCTTCGTTGATTGGGAGCCGGCCGACCGGTCAGTCGGCTGGACCGGCGGCGCCTGGCTGATCCACGCGTACGCCGGCGGCGTGGATGTGGTGGAGCTGCTGAAGGATCAGATTGTCAAAGATATCGAGCGAGAAGCCGCTGAAGCGCTGCAGGAAGGCCCAACATGTTAGCGCTTGTGTTTAAAGTGATTGTCGGACTGTGGGTTCTTGTGCGACGATTGTAGTGCGCGTCATCTCCACGCGCTTGAGTCGCCCGTCAATCCCTCCGGCGGGCTTTGCCCGCCAGCCTGAAGGCTGAGCGGGCTTTTTTACGCTTATTTGACCAGCCGAACAGCTGCAGGCGCGGGCACGTCCTCCGCCATGCGGCGCAGTTCTGCTTTCGACAGGGTTGCCAGCTCTGGCGCGCAGTAAATCTGCTTTTTGGTGGTCAGCTCGCGTGTGGCGACACGCCCCATATCGACCCAGCCGGCCTCGGCCAGCGCGTGCAGCAATGCTACTTGCGGCACTTTCACGCCTGAAGGCGCCGCGCCCGCTAGTCGGTCGCAGAGTGCGAAAAAGGGTGACGCAATCACGCCGGCGGCGAACTCACCTAGCCGGCCGGTAATCTGCTCGATCAGGTACGATTCGGCCGTGCTGCGGCCCTGGTCGATCATGATGGCCTTTGCTTCCGTCATCGGTGGAGCCGCTGAAGGATTGAAGGCCGACACATCACGCTGGTGCAGCCACGATGCGATCGCCTCGAACCCGCCATTGTGATACCAGCGCCACAGGCGCGACGCGTCTGCTTCGGGCAGGCGGCCGGCTTCCGCCCAAAGGCAGAACCAGCGGCGGTCGTTCGATGGGATCGAGATCGCTGCGCGCTCGTTACTGAAGGCCACGACGAACACGCGGTTCAAGGCCATGTAGGGGTGCAAGCCCTTGCGGTTGACCTGCAACAGCTCAGGCGGCGCTGCAATGATGGGCTTTAAGGCGTTTTCAAGCGCTCGTCGGTCGCGTGCCTCGCTCTGGCGCAGCTCGGCGATTTCCATCACCTCGCATTCCAGCGCGTAGCCCCATTGGCTATTTAGGTCTTCGTTCTTGACCAGGCTGCAGTTCTGCTTAGTCAACCCGCCGATGGCCCAGAAAAACGGTGCGAGCATCGTGTCCTTGCCCGATCCTGGGTGGCCGCCGACTAGGATAGCGTGGTTGATCTTCTTGTCCGGGTGCTGCACCTTGAAGGCGAGCGCGTTCAAGAAATGCTCACGCTCGAAGTCGGTCGGGATCATGCGCATGACGTGGTCCAGCCACGGTGTCACGTCGCCTGGGACGCCTGCAGGCCGGGCGTCGCGCCAGCGGTTGCCGTATTGGTGGCCGTTGCGGTGAACGATAATATCGTCGCCCGCGGCATACGTTATGCCGACCAGCGCATAAGCATCCTTCGATTCGCGGTTCTCGTCGAAACACGTAGCCGCCTCAATTTTGGCGCCGTTATGTATGGACCTGCAGGGGATATGCCGGAAAAGTGCGTTAAAAGTAGATCGAGAAATTTCCCGACGGTCGCGCATATCAAAATAGCTTTCATCCTCTTGTACATACGCAAACCTCTTGTACCAGTCTTCCTTCTGCCCGCGCGCGTTCTGGCGCTGCTCGTCCTTGGCGGCCATATCCTGTACGATCTGCGCAGCTGTGTCTTCGAATATGCCAGCGCCGGGGATTTTCGACAAGGCGGTCGTCATCACTGCAGCCAGTAATTCCTCACGCGGGCCGGGCGAGTGTTTCGGGCCACCATTGGCTGCAACCCACTCCAAAAAGGCAGCCGAGCCGAGTTCAATGCAGTGCGAGTGCAGGCAGCAGTACGCCCGGTTCGCCGGGTGGTAGCGCCCTTCCGGGTTGCCGTCGGTATGTTCGGCATGGTTCGGGCAGATGACGCCAGCCCAGCCTTCAGGGTTCGGATGCCGCAGGAACAGCCCCTGCTCGGAGAGCCACGCCATGACGTCGTCGCTGCCGTCATCCTGCAGCCGGATCGGCACCGGTCCAAGACCGACACCGGCGACCGGCGTCACATCGAGCGCTGCGCAGATTTGATCCAGCGTGTACTCTCGCTCTGGGTTAAAGCGTGCCAGCTGCGCCTTGAAGCTCTCGCGGCCGGGTTTCAAGTTAACCGAGCTAGGCAGTCGGAAGTTGCGCACCGGGTTGCAGGCGCCAGGGTCCGTGTAGCCGGCGTCCGCAATCGCGCGGATGGCGGCTGCGAAGTCGGCTTTGGTCGGCTGCTCTGAGAATGCGTAGCCCCATTGGAACGAGCCGGGCGACGTCTCCATGATCCATGTAGGTTCTAGCGGTGGTGTCTTCGATTTGGTGCCGATGTCATCTAACATCATGACCAAGATGTACTCGCAATTAGCGGCTGACGCGCTGGGGCGCCCATCCTTGAAGCGGTCTTTGATGAAGGATGCCGTGTTGCCGTACCAACTCTCGCCGTCTTTGCGCTTGTGTGTGGGCAGGTAGGCGGGCCATGTGCACTTGACGGCGCCGTCCGCGTGGAACTGTAGCTTGCCGTCGGATAGGATAGGTTTTTGACGAACGATTAAGGCTGTTTCGCCCTCGGGCGCGAGATTCTGTATATAATCAAGGAATTCCAACGTAGTCTCCGGTAGTTGAAAGAGCCGCCCTGCCAGGCGGCTTTTTTATTTTATGGCGCTTAACAAGCGTGTTTCGGCAGCGTGCCGTGCAGCAATCGCAGCCGACATGTCATCGAACAAGCCTAGATTAAAGTTTTTGTAGCCTACTTTGATGCGCGCGTTCCACTTCTTGCGATCTGCGCGCCATGTGACGCCCGACACCCCACTTTTACTGCCGGATCGAACCGGTATATTGTGCATGTTCGTCGATTGGTCTGCAAGCCGCAAATTGCTCATTCGGTTGTCGTTTTTAATGCGGTTTATATGATCTAAACCTTTTGCGGGCCATTCACCATACGTGTAAAGCCAGGCTAAACGATGCGCTTTATATAGCACGGTGTCCAGCCGAATAACGATATACCCGTAGCCGTCTCTGGCCCCGGCAGCTGCGCCTTGTTGCGCGCGAGGATGGCTGACTTTCCACGTAAACACGCCAGTGTCAGGTGCATAATGCAGTAATTCCTTCAACCGTTTTTGCGTAATCACCGCGCCCTCCATAAAGTTACTTGCCGTAGCGTAACATTATACTGCCTTCGGCAGCAAGCGGCAATCCTTCGGCCCATGCAGGTGCGGTCGTCATTATTTCGTGCATGCGGGCGCTGACGCGATCGGCATCCGCTTCGTCGCACTCTACGACCGCCTCATCATGAACGTGGGCTACGGCTGCAAACCCTTCACGGTCTAATGTGCGTAATGTCTCGCGCAACAAGTCGTGCGCTGCTGCCTGGGTTATATTTTCTGTCGCCAAACCGCGCCACAAACGGGCGCGTGGCCATTCCTTCGCATCAGCTGCCGGCTTCCAAGCTGCTTTAACGTAAGTGATCTCGTCTCCCTCGAACCGGGCGAATGGGTAGCACAGGATGCGACCCGACGGTAGCGCGTACCAAAGATGCTGGCCTTGGAACAGGTACGTCACCCGCCCAGCGGTGAACTCCCGCCCAGGGTTGCGTAGCGCCCGCGTGTATGCCTCTTCGAGCTTGGCCCAGTAGCGCACCGCCCATGCGTTCGCGCGGCGCCAGGCGTCCACAATGCGGCGGGAATCGGACTCTGGCATAACGATGCCGTAGTTGCGACCCATCGCGGAAAAGGCACCCACAGACCCCCCAAATCCTAAACTGAGGATTGCGACTTTCCCTATCTGGCGTTGCTCTTTTGATACTGTTTCTTCATTGATGCGGTAAATACCTGCGGCTTCACGCTTATAGATGTCGCGACCTTCGCGGAAGACTTGTAGCACCTCCTCAGCCTGTGGATCGGCTGACGCCCACGGAGTCATTCTTGCTTCGATAGCCGACCAATCGTAACCGACAAATACTTTTCCTGGCGCTGGTATTAGTGCGGGCCTGAGCATTCCCCGGAGAACATCCGTAACGCGTTTTCCAAATCTTGGTGTGATGCTGTGGCCTCTGACCATAGAGTGGCGTATTGCTTCCGGATCTTCGGCGCATTTTCGTGACATATTGTGTAATTGAGCGCCATAGCTTGAAGCACGTCCGGTGGCAGATCCTCCTGCAAATACGAAAGCACCTCGTACTCGTTGATCGTCTTCGTCTGCCAGGCTCGCAAGGCGGCTGAACTTCGCAACCGACGACGCCCAGAGGTCATCTGCGCATTGAATGACGTCCGCAACAGTGGTCGGAATCTCATCAGGGTTCTCCTCGGCAAAAGCCAGCAAATTAGCGCGTACAGACTTGTCGATACTGTACTTTAGTTCGCCGTCCTTGTACGTCTCCATCATCTTTAACGCCTGCGGTCCGACGCGGGCCATGACCCACGACTTCATGCGCGGACTGCGAACAGACGCGATCTCGCCTTCGGTCAAGTCGGCCACCAGCGTCTCGATCTCTTCGAGTTCGACCGACGCGTAACGAATGGCGGCCTGCGCAAGTGGCAGGTCGAGCAGCACGCCACGGTCGTTGATGCGCTCGTTGGTGTGGTAGTCGGCCAGCTCCTGCTCGGACAGCGGGCGCATGGCCTTGGAGATTGCGCGCATGGCTCTGACGTCCTGCTCGCAGTAGCGGATCATCTCGGCCATTAACTCTGGCGAATTGTTAAACGATCCATCAGCGCGAGGGATGGAAAGTAGTCGGATAAGCTGTCCACCTCGGTGGTCTTTTCGCATGACGCTGGAGATGGCGCGTCCGACGTCTTCGAGAGATCCAGGCAGGCAGTTAGCACGCGCTTGTGCCGCTGTGCAATAGAACTGCGTGAGATCAAAATTAACTTGTAGGACGTACCAGAATATAAGGCGCTCGAACGCAGCGTTATGAGCGTAGATTCGCCCCTTGTGATGCCGAACCGCGTCAGGGAACGGCTGGTCGGGAGTCCAGGTGATAACTTCATCGTCGTCAAACGCGTAGGACATACAAAGTACATCGGTGGTTCCATCTTGGGCATAGTTATAGACTCCCCGTGAGGATAGGTCGCACTTGGACCTCGTTTCGAAATCAATCCAGAGTATTGTCATGGTAGAGGGTGACCCCTGTCATCTTGCCAGCATCAGGCCGAACCGACCAAGGAAGAACCTGATGATTAGATGACCGGGGTCATAGAAAAGGTGGGGTACTCGCTGCGTCTGGTTCTGTCTCGTCGTCAGTGGTGAATTCTGACTTCCCCAGCATCCGCTTTCCCCCATGCTACTTAGCCGCGACGGCGGCGGGCAGGTGCGGCTTCGGCTTCAGCAGTCTCTTCGGCTGCGTCGGTCGATTTGCCATCCATGCTGATCCACTCAACGATCTCAAAGACCGGTGTGTAGATCTTGCCGTACGACTTGTGCTGATAGTGGTCTTTTTTGAGACGCACGACCGGCACGGGCTTGCTTTGATCGGCTTCGACTTGTGCAGCAATCGCAACGCCCAGCTGCTGGACCGCGCGCTTACCACCCACAGACGTGACGGTGTAGCGCACCTCCAAGTCCTTGTCCTGACCGTTAAGGCATTTCAGCCCCATTCCAACCTGCACTTCCCAGCCCTTCTTCGCATCAGGCGGCGCAACGCCGACTTCAGGACGTGGCTCAGTCACTGGCACCATTGTTTCGGCCAGCACTTCACCTTCACCCCATGCGATAAAGCCGTGAACGAACGACATAGGATTGACTGCCCATGTGGTGCCGTCTTCGACTTCGGTTTGGTTCGCACCGTAGACCCAGTGGCCACCCTTGTCCATCTTCAGAATGACGGAGCCAACAGCGCCGACATCTTTTTCCAATGAACGAAGCGCAGTAGTGAGCGCGGATACGTTTGGCAGGTTTGCTATAGCGAATGACATTGTAGTTTCCTTTACTTAAAGTTTAGAGAGGGCCGCAGACAACTGCTTCCCGATTTGCAACACCGCTGGCCGCGCATCATCATCCGTGGCCAACGTACTACCCGACGAAATCGATACAACCAAATCCGCCGGTAATTCTATTTTAATCTTTTTTAATAGCTTCTCTGCCTGCGCAGGCGAAATAACTTCGAGTTCTTTGTACGGCTCAACAAGCGACTTCAATAGAAACGCTTTCGCTTTCTCCTCATCCACCCACTGGCGTGTGCCGCGTTTGGCAACCAGTTTGTAACCTGGCACCGGGTGTCCGTTTTCAAGCATCTGGAACGCGAGCGCTCGCAGGTTCTTAACGTAATCCTCCAGCATATCAGCCTGCTGCAGCTGCATGGCAATCTGCTCTGCTGGCAATGCAGCCAGTTGCACTTTCAATGCACGCTCAGCAGCGCCTGTCATCTCAGGACAGATCGGCTTAGCCGTGCACCAGCGGCAATGGTCGCCGGTTTGCATCGTTGGGTTTGGCCATGATGACTCACGTACAGCGCGCGCGAGTTCAACTTCGAACTGCTTCACGCGCTCGGGTGTCGTCACCCAGCGACGCATCGCTGGTGGTTGCACGATGATGCACTCGATCTCTTCTACACCTTCGAAGATCCATTGGGCTGCGGGGGTTCGCATTGCCGCAGCTGCGTAAAATAGTAGCTGAGGGTTTTCCACAGCATCCACAGATACACCATCGCCAAATTTCCAATCCAGAACGATTGCGCGTTTACCTTTACGCCCAAGTAAGTCAGTGCTACCAAAGACACCAGGCAGAAAATCGCCAAAGCCAACTCGGGTTTCAACCATGTACTCCATGGTCTTTTCGGGATCGACTTCATCGAGTAGCGCGAGAGCGGGAATAATCTTTTCATCGAGTAGCTCCGGTGTGAGTGTCTGATCTTTGTACTGAGCGCCCAAGCACTGCGCGGGTTTCTTGTCGAACTCAAGCAGTTCGGCGATGACGTTGTGCAGAAGAGTGCCGCGTGCTGCGTGTTCGGACTCGGCTTGTGGTGGCATCTGTTGCACGAGCTTAACCGATGCCGGGCAGTTGATGACGCGCTTGGAGGTAGAGCCGCCGACGATATTGGAATGGTTCACTGTACCTCCGTGTAGTGTTTGAGCCTCGACTATGCCCGGTAAAATAATCCTTGTCAAATACTTTTTGATGCCTTATATTTCGGCCATGCGTGAATCTGAGATTGAGAAACATTTTGTCTGGACAGTCGAGCGGCTGGGCGGTCTGACGTACAAGTTCAAATCAGTTAACCAGCGCGGAGTGAGTGACCGCATCGCTTGTCTGCCTGATGGATTCACGTGGTTTGTCGAATTGAAACGCCCCGGCGGCAAATTGTCGGAACTACAAAAACTATTTAGGCAAGACATGCTGGCGCTAAACCAGAACTATGCGTGCCTGTGGACGAAGGAGCAAATTGATGAGTGGGTTAACACTCAGGCCGTACCAAGACGAAGCGGCTGACTTCCTGTACGAGCGCGACCGGGCGATGATCTTGGCGCCTGTTGGGGCTGGCAAGACCGCGATCACGTTAACCGCCATGCAGGCCATGATCAATGACGGTTACGCCAGCCGCTTCCTTGTCTTGGCACCCAAGCGCGTTTGTACGGACGTCTGGCCCATCGAAGCGCGTAAATGGGCTAACGAATTGCACTGCCGAACCGCCGTAGGCACGCCCCGCACACGCGCAGAAGCATTGGATTCTGACGCCCATATTGTGGCGATCAACTACGACAACATCCAGTGGCTGGCCGAGCAAAACTTGTCGTCGTTCGACGCGATCGTGTTCGATGAGCTGACTAAGTTGAAGAACCCGTCGGGTGCCAGGTTCAAGGCGCTGCACAAGGTAATCGATCAGTTCAAGATTCGGTGGGGTCTGACCGGGTCGTTCACGTCCAACGGTCTGGAGGACGTCTTTGGCCAGTGCAAGATTGTCGATGAGAAACTCCTGGGCCGCGCCAAGGGCGCGTTCCTGCAGCAATACTTTGTATGTACAAACCGGGATTTCGGCGAGTGGATGCCACGTCCGGGCGCCTTGCAGTTAGTCATGCAGCGCATCAAGCCGGCCACCTACCTGTTGGAACCTGGCGCCTACCGCGACAAGCTGCCGCCCTGCCATGTGGTCGAGCTGCGCTGCGCGATGGATGACCGGGGGCCGTATGAGAAGATGAAAAAAGACTTTGTGGCAGAATTCCCCGACGCCAGGGCGGTCGCCGCTAACGCTGCCGCAGTCACCATGAAACTGCAGCAGATGTCGTCCGGGTTTGTTTACGAGACAACCAAGACGGCCGACTTCGCGCGGCCTGGCAAGTTTGATGTGGTGCAACGCGCGGTATGGTTTAGCAACCATAAATTCGATTTGCTCGACAATCTGCTGGAGGAGAACCAACGTGCCAATACGCTTGTGGTTTACCAGTTTCAGGAAGAAATGGCAGAACTTCGTCGCCGCTATCCACGGCTTGCCACCCTCGACGACGATCGGGCCGTCGAGCGGTGGAACGCCGGACAAATCGAGTTGCTCGCCATCCACCCCAAGTCCGCCGGACACGGGCTTAATCTGCAGCACGGCGGATGCCACATGGTTTTCTTATCGCTCCCGTGGTCCCTTGAGTTGTACGAGCAAACCGTCGGACGTTTGCATCGTTCCGGTCAGTTGCACGACGTATGGGTGTATGTACTCATGGCGGAAAGAAGCATCGACGAGAAGATCTTCGCGGCGCTACACGACAAGCGCGCCGTGTCCGACATTGCAATGGAGGCGCTGAAATGAAACGACTAGCGTACTGGCAAGCCAAACTAAGGGCTGCGCAGACCGAAGAGCGGCAACGCCGCAAGGAATTGAATCAGATGGCGCGCGCATTTGAGCGGGCGCTGGAACAAGTTAACGACATACAAAAAAGGATAGACCATGAAAAAGCTAAGTTGGCGAAGCCTAAATGACAAGATCGCGTCGCTCTCGGAAGATGAGGTGTTCGCTCTCTTGACGCACGAGAGCCTACACGAGCGTCGCAGCTCCATGCTGCAGCGCCTGCATCAGCGGTACTGCGCCCTGCGTGACGCCCGTGAGCGCATCGAGATCATGTCCAAGGCGGTGCGTCCATGAAATGTCAGCATTGCGGCAGCAAGACGATGGTGGTCAACACGCTTCAACAACCAGGTGGCATCCGCAGACAACGACGGTGTGAGTCATGCAAGAACAATGCCTACTCAGCCGAGGTGTGGATCGCAGGCAACGTGATGGTCGGCAAATCGATTTATACTAAGGACGAGGCAGCGTTGATAAAAAAGAAAGAAGTCAACGCACGCCGTGCAAATGAAGATAGGAGGAAAGACAATGCTTCGTGATGGGTATTTTATCAAGGAAGAGCCACCTAAAATCGGCGCGCATTACATACCGCAGTTTTACGCGCGGCCATCCACGCCAGAAGAGCGATTTATGCAAGACGTCGTGCTGGGCGCTAAACCGCAGCGCGAGTCGCCTGTCGTGAAATTCTTTGGGAGGTTACTGGGCGTATGAAAGAACTTGTCTACATCTATTATGTTGCGATCGTCATTGCAACGATAAGTTTTTTGGCCTTCTTTGCTGAACCCCCTAGCCGGCCAACGGCTGCTGAGTGTGGCATTGCGGAGATAGTGCCTGACATGTCGCCACAGGACCGCGCGGTATGCCGTCAGTTGCGGCATCACCGGATGTGATTAAGGCGCTCTCAGGGCTTCGTACTGGGCGTGGCACTGTTTGAGGAGGGCGCGGAGCTGATCGGCTCTGGCAGCCTCCCCTGCAAGAAATTCTCCATCCTCTTTAGAAAGTCCTGCTCCAGTACAGCTGGTGGGGGCGCATCCAACGTTGGCGGTGTCGGGCACGGCACTGGCAACGGTGGCGGCGCGACTCGGGCGGTCCCGCAGGCTGTTAGTAAGAGCAGTGGCCCGAGCATTAAGATTCCTGATTTCACGATCCTTCTCCTGGCGTAGTTGGTCGGCGCTGGCTTGCAGCGCCTGCTCTTTTTGGCGTGCTTGATCCTGCGCGGCAGCGTAGGCGGCGTATTGCTCGGCCTTCTCCTTGTCCCACAGCTGCTGGACGTGCGCCCGACCGGCCTCGTTACCTTGGTAATACCCAGTGCCAGCAGCAGCCCCAATGGCCAGTACGACGCCAAGTATTACCCACGGGTTCATCATTTGGGCGGCACCTTAGTACCGTCAAGTTTCTTGTGCGTCTTGACCATCTTGCATACCTCAACCTCTTTGTTCTTCTGCTTTTCCTTGTGGCAGACCTTTTTTGTCTCACCGGCGTGGGTTAAGTTTACAGTCAGGCCCAAATAAGTTAACAGTGCGATTTTAGCGATGGTCTTCATTCGTCTCTCTCCGGATGAGGTGGTTGAACAGGTGCTGGTTTGCCGCCATAGCCCGCGACAGCAGGTTCGCCCTCAGTACGCACGGTGGTAACCGTAGTGGTCACTACCGGCTTTGGTGGCTCTGGTTCTGGTTTACTGAGGTTAGGCGGCACAAACTGCGGCAGCGCTTCCTTGCCTTTGACGGCGATTAGCGTCGCCAGCGCGCCAAGGATATATTTGGACATGTCGGAGAGCAGCAGAAAAAACTGTTTGTCGGCGGGGGCCATGCCGGACATGGGCTGCGTGACGAATACGACCGAATACATGGCTAAAGTCGCCATCATGCCTAAAATCGCGCAGAACGTGATGCCAATGGCGAACTTGAGATACGCGTTAAGTTGTTCTTCGGTCAGATGGGTCATGGTTTGGCCTTTTCAGGTTGCGTTACATCGTCAGGACAAGTGCCTGTCGCGGTACAGATGGGTGGCTTGCATTCCTTGGTTTCCCAATTCGCAGGGTCCTGGCATGGGTAGCGGAATCGATCACTACACGCACTAAGCGCCCAGCACATGCAAAGCGTGAGCGTAATGTTTTTGACGATCTGCGAGTCCAATGGTGCCTCCGTTGATCCGTTTAGTCATGGTCAGTATGTCGCCAGCGTCTGCCAGCTTGTTTAAGCTCGTGTTCTCCCAGTACCAACAGGCGCTCTGGGCCGCACCCTCGAAGGTCTGCATGTACTCAGCCGCCGCCTCTGGCGTGATCTCTAGCGACGACGCAAACCAAAAATAGTTGTCTTTGCCGGTGACCTGGATCAACCCACGGCCCTTGTACCGGGCGCCGTCACCCGACGCTTCGTCGCCATTACCCATGCGATTGGCGTAGACGCGGTTGGCGATCTTATCCGGCTGGCGGGCGTAGGCGTTGGCGGTAGCGTCATCGGGAAAATACTTAGCGAACGTCTTGCGTAGTCCTGCTGCGCTGTAATTGAGATTCTCGGTCAGCCAGACGAAGCCGCCCGACTCGTGACCACACTGAGCCATGAAGGCTGCGATACGCTTGGGAGTGTTGATCTCGTACTCGTCGAGTAGTGTCTTGCCGCCCAACTCGGTCTGTTTGCCGAACAGGGCGTCGTACCACTGCTGGGGATATTTGGTGTTGGGAACTAGCTGCTTGAACTGCTGCATCGTGATCATTCTTCACCCCTTAATTCACGTAATACTTTTAGCCGTAGTTCTTTCATCTTGCGCGTTTCTTCTGCCGCCCGATGCAATGCGTTATTCATATCCATGTACATGACGCCCATGACAGGCAGCGCAATGACTAGCACAAAACACAAGACCAAAACGGCGACAAGAAGTGACCACGGTACGTCTGGCTCGTTCGAAGCAGGAGGAGGACTCCGACGTACCACGCCACGACGAAAAGGATTGCTCCAACCCATACCGCTTCCTCTTTCCTCTTCCTTGCTAGCCTGCGTCTCTGCGCCGCTTCTATTTGCATCTTCGCAGTCTCGCGCTTATGCGCCTCGTCCTGCTCAACAACAATCTGCTTCCACATCGCTTCGTACTTCGTCCACAGTGCGCCCAACTCAGGTGGGGCCTTGTAGACCATCGTCTCGCGTAACTCTGCCAGCATCGCATCTAACCTTGACCGGACAATGACACGCATCAGCGCCCGTTTGCCAATCGATTCCGTGCCTGTGTAGACCTGCTGCGCTTCGGCTTCCTGTTGGATAAACACCTTGCCAATCTTGTCGTACTCATCCATCAATACACCCAAATCGTTGCCGATCTGGATAAATACGTCATTCGGGTCGGCTTTAGCTATCTCCTGAACCCGCTGTACTTCTTCGTTGTACTGGATCTTCTGCGCGTTGGTCGGGTTTTTTATCTTCCCGAACTGTGTCTTCAGATCATCCAGTACATCCTTAACCTCGCCTGCGGCGCCCTTGATGTCTTTGTAGAGCTGGCATCCCTTCTTGACTGCAGCCACTGCCGCGTTGGCTGCGGCCAGAAGGGTGAGCGGGTCAATTTTATTCCTCCATATCGACAGGCTCGGCTACAGGCACCGGCGCTTCTGAAACGCCAGCACGATAAGCGCCTCTGGCTGCGCCCGACGTAATGTTCGCCGTTGCTTCTGCAAGCCAATCCATACCGTATTTCTTGCCCACTTCAACAGCCGCGTTGATCTTTTTAGGGTCGAACGCGCCTTCCTTATTAGGCAAAGATGCGAAAATCTTTTGTGCGTCAGCTGGATTTAGCAGGATAGCTTTAAGTTTTTCTTCCGTAGACCTAGCAACGCTGCCAGCCCACCACCTACTAAAGAGCGACGTTATAGCGTACGTTGTTCCCGATATACGGTTGTTAAGACGCGAGAGGATCATCTCAGGCGGGATGCCCGTCATTTCTTCGATTGGCGTCTTTGGTATCGTTTCGCCACGGAACGATACCTTAGCTGGGTTTCTATCCAAACGTTGGGCCACCTCTACAAAATCGCCGACTTTCTGCGCGTAAGTTGGGCCGAAGACGCGGTTGAACACAGCGGCTTTTGTACGGTCAGACAACATGGCTTTAGGATCGCTTGCTTTAAGCAAATCATCCAGCATGAACGACCGAACAGCATTGACAGCGTCTTTATTGGCGCCGTACTGCGACATGAACTTATTTGTGTAGTTAATGTCGCCGTACAGTTTAGACACCAAATCGCCCGCGTTAGCAAAGCCACCTTCGCGAACGACTTGGTCGCCGGTCACACGACGGAAATTAGCTTCCAGAGCCGTGCGACGGTTTATCAGTTGTTGCACATCGTTGACCGACCCACGCAACTCCGCCTCTAAACCTGGTATCGACGTCATCTTGGTTGCGTTTTTGGACAGCCACTTATTTGCAGCTTTCGGGTCGAGAACGCCATCTTTTACGGCTGCCGTAGTGAAACTATCGTAGAACGCATCGCGTGCCAGACGCTCACCTTCAGCGCCTGTTGCGCGGATTAGCTCATCTACGTTGGTACGGTTACCGATAATAGCGGGCGCCACCTGTTCGGCAAACTTTTTACGATCGATATTTTTGATAGTTTCGCTGTTATACGGCAGACCGACACGCTGCAAATAAGCGTTATCAGCATTGCGGTAGGCATTAACAAACTCGGGGTTGAGATTGTCGATGTGCCCTGCGACTTTCTCTTTCAACATGGTCAAGAATCGAATCTGATCCGTGTTGTTGGTTGTGCGCAGATCCGCGTTGATGCGGCGCTTCAGTGAGTCCAGCGCCTCGGGGCTAACGTCCGAGAACTCCACGCCGCCAGGCGTCGCAGGTTTACCTTCTGCGGTCAGAATGGCGCTAGGTTCCGTTGTCTTTGGACGGAATCGTCCCTCAACCAAACTATAAAGCGTTGGGAACTTATTGAATATATCGCGGTTAGTTTCGCTGGTGACAAACGAATAGATGTCGTCCACCGCTGTTGCAGGCAAGACGACGTTATTCTTGGCGGCCAAATCGAATGCCTCTTGGTATAGAGGCTTAGTAGACTCGCGCGCTGCTTTCTCTTTTTGGCCAAGTAAGGTTTCTACGCGTGTGCCAAACGTGGTTGGATCTATTGATTGTCCTTGGTATGCGTCAGCAATTTGCTGATCCAAACTGCGAACTTGTCGCGCCACTGACTTTTCAGTAGCCCTTGCTTGCGCAGCAGCGTCAGCGCGGCTTATGCCGGTCAACTGTACTTTGCTTGGGTCGCCAAACAGACGAATCTGGTTTTCGCGCAATGCGTTTTTAGCGGCTTCAAACTGCGAACCGTATAGTGCTTGAAACTTAGGATCGCGCGAAGACAGGTTTTGGATGAAACTGTTAATAACAGGGTTGTCTGCCAACAATGCATTCAACGGCATCTGAACCGCTGGCGCGCCCGGCGCTTTAAGCGACACGCTCTGCTGCGCTTTGGCCGCCTTTTCCAATACATCCATAAAATTAGGGTCAGCGGCTGCAGCAGCGGCAAAGATGTTATTGATGCGCGTATTAACGTCGCGCAGCATTTCATCCTGCGGCACGGTACCCATCAAATCCTTAACTTTCTTATTGGCAGCAGATAGTCCTTTACCTGAGATATCCACCACGCGGCGGCTAGTGCCCATTGCATAGCTAGTGCCAGCACCGCCAAGTAAACCGCCAACTAATTCGCCACCCGGCACACCCGTTTGACGGCCTAGTTCTGCGCCAGTTTGCGCGCCTACACCTATACCAAACTGCTCAAACGGCGCACCAACAACCCGCGCAACAGGCCCAGATTGGCGAAATAGGCCAGATCCGAAAAGGTAACTTGTAGGGTCAGTTACGGCTTGAATGCCGCCGCTATAAATAGCCTCGCCTATAGTTGATGGCTGCGCGCCAGTGCCGCCCAATACGCCCATCAAAGGCGCGCGCGTATATTGCTCACCACGCGTAAACGCTTCTGCAGCTGTAGTTGGTTCTTGGCGCGGTAGCCCTGCCATACGAGCGCCCAACTCAATGGGGTTTATACCAAGACGAGTTAACTCGTTAGATAATGTAGACCCAAGACCTGTTATGAGCGCTGGCGTATTAGTCAATCCACGGCGCGCGGATTCAACAGTTAACTCACCCATCGTAGGCGCTAATTGTTGGCTACGTGGGCCAGCTAACGCTTGCTGCGCTTCTTCCTGCGTAATTAGGCCGCCCGCGATTGCGCGGCGCATGACTTCGGTCTGCGTCGTGCCTTCGGGTACATTTTCTATTACTTGCCCATTGGGTAGAGTAACGTCCATTACACATCCTTATTACTTTGGTAAGGAATTAAAATCAACTTTATTACCGCCACCACCGCCGGGTTTTACTCCTGCGCCTTTAAATTCTGGGAAGTCAAAAGCTATAGCCATATCGTCGTCTGTATATCCAGCACGTTTTCCTAGATTACGTTGGACTTCCAATTCAGCCTTTGCTTTATTGATTGCCACTTTACGGATAATTCTAAGTGTAGATTCGATTTTTTTCTGTGTATCTGGCGATGGCGTGCCAGTAAACAAAGTAGAAGCTTTGTCATAAAGTCCACCAAGAATCGATGGATCGGCGCCAGCTTGCTCAATATCGCGACGGCTTAATGAAGTATCACCCAAAGCTTTGGCTAATTGCGTTCTAGCTGCGTTAAACGATATGTAATTCTGGTTAGCGATTGAGTCTTTAATACTAGCCAACGCGCTATCTGCGCCTGTAACCATGTCGCGGAACGGCTTAATTGATTGAATGACTTCATTACGGAAACCACTAATGCCTTTAGGTCCTTCTTTAGTTTGGCCAGGCATTACAAGTTTAGCCGCACTTGATGCCGCTCTTGCGTTATCCTCATCTTCTTTACGCTTATTAACTTTTGCTTTCTCAGATTGAGTTAAGTCTTTAAATGGTTTTCCGTAAAGTTCAGCAGCAATAGCTTCTCTATCCGCACCAAAAGATAGTTCTCTTCCTTCTTTAGGCGTCAACTCTTTAGTCAGGAATTTGTCCATCATAGACACATACATCGGCGAGCCAGGAATATAACCAGCGTCTTCCAACGTCTGTGCAAATGCGCTTTTCTTTTCGTTTTCTGGTTTAGTTGTCAAACGAGTCAACTGCGACTTGTACTCTTGTTTCCAAGCTTCAGAATTGCGGTCCGCGTTAATTAGATCAGCCAATGCTGCTGCATTAGACATATCTGGCGTTATTTTTTCTGCTGGCTGCAAAGCAGAAATTTGAGCTCTTAACAATGCAATTTGTTGCTCACGACCAGGCGTACCAGCAGGAGTCTTTTCTAACTCATTTAACGCCGTTATCAATATGCCCAATTCGCGTGCTTTGGCAATATCTGCAGGAACCGCTTGCTGTTGTTCACGACGTGCGGCTGCCTGACGCTGTTGCATCTGCGCTATTTCGCTGGCTTGTTTGTTGGCATAGTCAGCTAATGTCAGCGCTAATTGTTGGTCACCCATATCGGCGGCGCGCTGCGCTGCTTGCAACAAGGATTGCGGATCTGCGGGGTCTACCGATTGCATCAGCTGTTGACGCTGGCTAATCATGCGCAACTGTGGATCTTGCACGCCAAACACGCCAGATAACCCACGGCCTAGTTGTTGAGCGCCAGAAAATACGCCATAGTTGGCCTGTTGCACTGGCGTCAATCCAGCGTATTGCAGCGCAGCCGCTTGATCCTGCGCTCTTTGTTGCGCCTGGTATTGTTCAGGTGACGCAAACAGACCTAATATTTCACTCGTTGCCATAACTACCCCTTATCTATTTCCAGACCGATGGTAGTGTGTACGGTACACCACCAGCGCCGCCAATACCTTGCTGGCTTGCATAGGGTAATGCGCTGCTAGAAGTACCTCCACCAAATAATCCTTTTGCCCAGTCATATACTTGTCCAGCTGCTTGGCCAAATGCAGGGTTACTACCTAACCCAGAAAGCGAAGCGCTCCAAGGATCGTATGCAGAAGCAGCTTGGATCGTGCGAGCTGCATTTACGCCTCCTTGCAACAATGACTGACCTACGTTGCCGCCTGCCGTTGCGGCACGACCACCCAGTTGCGCGCCGATATCCAGCGGCTGCTGACCCAGGCTCTCCAGCGTTGAGATGCCACCTATCGTGGTCGTAAATGGATTCAATGCGCCTGTGACACCAGATTCGTAACCGCCCAGCAAACCTGCACCTTGGCCAAACAGACCGGTGCCAAATGCCAACTGACGCTGGCCTTCCTGCTGCGCTTGCGCTGCTAGTGCTGCGTCCTGCTGCGCCAAGGCGTTGTAGTACGCCTCCATCTCAGGATTGGCTGCGGCCAGGCCGGGGCTGCCACTAGGGCGCATAGCGGTTCCACCAACGGCCAAGCCCGCACGACCGGTGTTGTACAACTGATTTTGCAGCTGCGCGTACTGACGTTCACGGCTAGGCGCAAGCAAGTCGAGTTGGCGCTGCATGTATTGTTGTGCGACTTGTTCTGGCGTTTGCGCTAGATACTGGCCACCAAGTTGGAACAACTGTTGCCCAGCGCGTTGCAGCGGGGCGTATGCCTGCGGCGCCATTTCGGCTTCGGATAACCGCTGCCCTGCTAGCGTATCCAAGCGTTCTTGGTACGCCGCTAGACGCGGATCGATTTGGTACCCAGCACCGATCAGACGCCCTTCAGGACTGAACTGGAATTGGCTCTGACCAAACCGTGTGGTTACCCCGACCGGGCGAAAACGCTGCTCTTCGGCAGCAATTCGTGCGGCTTCTAATTGCGCGTTTGCGCTAATTTGGGCGGCGCGTTTCTGCGAATTACCGCCTAATATGCCGCCTAAAAGGCTGGCGCCGCCGCCGATAAGTGCTGCCGTTACTGGCATGTTAGTACCCCTTTATCAGAACTTCATCCACCTTCGCCGGATCTTTCTCGTCAGTGGCGTGGATGCAATACCAAACACAATCTTCAATGGCTTTAACGCCATGTACCAAACCTGCTTTTATATCTAAACACGCAGGCGCTTCAATAACTTGTATCTCATCACCAATCAATACCGCAACACGACCTTTAGCAAGAATCGACAAGTGGCTAAAGTCATGCGTGTGCTTCAAAATTGCCTGCCCAGCCTGCACGCGCATCTCTTTGGCGTACATGCCATCAGAGAAGTGATGCGTAATCTGATGGTCTGGTAAGGTTTCGACGATCATGCTGTGCGCTTCCACAAATAGACCGTAATGTACGGCTGGTAGTTCGCATTAGTTCCACTGGAGCCGGTTGAACTAATAGAAATACCAGTAGTTGCGGTTGACGTTGTATTAGCGTCAGCACCAGTACCGGATCTACGCGAGAAAGGACCACCGTCCAAATTATCTAGCGTATCTCTGTTGTAAGTATGGCTGTGACCAGGGTCTGTTACTGAGTGTGTGTGGCTTACTACGATTGCATCTGCTGAACCGCCGGTTTCTTCAGCAGTATCAAATAATGAATTTCCAGAGTCAAAACCAACCATGACGCGTCCAGCACCAAACGCTGTCCACGTACCGAACCCTAACAACGTGCCAGGATTGGTGCTACTAGTTGCGTTGGTGTAGATAGAACCAACCGGGTACAGCGCTTCTTTTATGGCAGTCGCAATATCTTGAACAAAAGCCGTGGTGGCTACCTTAGTACTATCGTCAGACGTTGACTGCGTAACAGCTATCGTACCGCTTGGAAGCGTAGGTGTGCCGGTAAACGTGGGACTTGCGAGATCAGCTTTGGTGGCCACCGCAGTCGCGATATTGTTAAACTCGGTATCAATCTCCGTGCCTTTAACAATCTTAGCCGCATTACCAGACGACAGCGCATCCTTGGCTGCGAAGTCCGTTGATTTTGTGTAGTTTGACAAATCAATCCCCTTGTTTCAAATATGCGACTAACATCTCTAGCTCTTGCAAAGTAGCCGCTCCTTTTATGCGGTTAGCTTTCCAAGATATAACTTGAATGTTGTCAGCGGTGTAGCCTTTTGTTGAGTCTATGCGGTCAATGCTTGGGCTGCTATCTCTAAACCCAGCCTTGTTAAATTCAAGTTTTACACCAAAAATCGGGCATAGCCCATCAGCAGGATAAATAGCCTTTACATCCGCAACTGATATGGAATGCTCCCTATTTTTGTCCTTAGCCCTTTGCTTTGATGCGTTTATCAACATTTGCAAACGGTAGTCAAAATTTTGACGCCGCGCCTTTTGATACTGCCTAGAATATTCCGCAAATTTTTCTTTATTTTTGCTACGCCGTTTTGCTTGATATTCCACATCACAGGTTCTACATCTATATTGCAGTTTATCTTTTGCCGAATTATTTAGCGAAAAGTCGGAAATAGGTTTATTTACGTGGCACGCGCAGCAACGTTTTGTCGTAGTAACTAACTGAAGCGCGCTCATGACAACCTTCCGTTTTTCGACAGAATTTCAATTTTTTGAATCGACAACGGCGAAGAATTGATATTAGCTTCGTAACCCGTTTGAACGATACGGCCAGTACCCGTACCTTGCGCGTATAGCGTTTGTAGTGCAACACCATCGGCGTACTCCGCAACAGGGACACCATTAGAACCATATTCAGCAATTCCATATTCCGCTACACTCTGCGTAGGAATTTGCGTATTTTGTGACAGGTAATTCTCACTGAAATCAAAACCCCACTTAATAGTTACATACTGATTTGTGCCACCAATAACAATAACGCCGATGCGCTTTAATATAGACGTGACGCTTTGGTCGCCTAAGTCGCTGTGATTGGTGTAGTACTGGAATCGATACTCGGCGGTGTCATCCAAGTACGTGCTGTATTTACCGATGTAACCCGTTTGACCCAGAAGCAAGTCACCATTGCGACGCGACAATAAAGCTGATGGCGTAATCGACGTCCATTGTGTTACTCGCGCAGATCCATCAGGCAAATATCCACGCGTATCAAACACGTAGACAGACTGATTGGTCGGCAACGTCAGCAGGTAAAACGCATTGATTTCCGAGTACACAGCCTTGATATTAGCCAGCGTCTCGCCAGCAATAATGCCCATCAAGTCGTTTCGCACGTTCTTGCTGATGTCACGGAACGGCGCAGACTTCTCCTGAATTGTGCGCATCAATGAACGCACGCCGCTGTTGGATAGAAAGAAGACGTCAGTCGCGGTGCCTTGGATCGAGTCGCGGGAAATGCAGCCAATGCCGACCACCGTATCGTTTAGCGACATCGTTGAAGGCGTTGTTGCACCCTGGTAAACCAATATCTGGCGCTTACCAAAGATGATCAGAAAATTGTTATGCGCAGCTAGGCCGACAATCTCGTCGGGTCCTGCAGGCCATACATTGTTCACATTCAATGTGCCGGATGTGCCGCCCGTGTAAACGTGGCCGGCCAGCAAATCAGAGAACGTCAGGGTTTGCTTGTCCGATGCGGTATTCGCGATCCACAGACGACCGTAGGCCGAGATGACGATATTGCCCGACGGCACCGTGCCGGCGTAGCCTGTCTTCTCACTGACACGGCGGTACGTGGTCGTGCTAACCGCTGGATCGTAAATCAGCGGGTCATGGCCTGTCTGGAAGAAATAAGTGATGCCATTAAGCGACGCGCATTGCCAGTTGTTGGCCGTAATAGTCGGGGCGGTACCCCCTCCCCCATAGGTGAGTTGAACTACAGCATTACTACCATCGAGCTTAAAAATCTTGTTGTTGCCGGCAAATAGGATCGTGTACGTACCGTCTGCCTGCACCAGCTCATGGATGACGCCAACATCGTTGGCGCCCAGATTGCCAGAGCTACTGTTGACTTTGGCCCAGCCCTTACGTGCGCCTACCCGGCCATACTGATCGATGACGCAATTCGTCGCCACCAAAGCAAACCCCGCGTTCAAATCGAGCGGCGAATCTTGGGTGTTCAGGCCGTAAAAGCCTGGCGCCGAGATCGTATCGATGCGCAGTGCTTGGCTCATGAGGGGTAGAACTCCTGCATTTCTGGGAACCGCGTGGCTTCCAAAGCAATGTAATCCGACAGCATGGTCTTATACAGCGCGTAGGCTTCTGAGGAGTTCAGACCGCCATCTTCGCCGCGCTCAACCAAAGCTCTTGCGTAGGCATTCTGCGCCACCAGCACGTCTGGCACCAACACCGATGTCGAGTCCGACGACAGTGTGGCTTGCGGAATAGTCAGGAAAAACTTGATGGTATAGACACCATTGGGGCGGCCCCACAGTTGCACCTTGGCGTCGCCACTGCCGTCCACGCCCTCAAAGCAATATTCGGTAGGCACCGCAGTAACGGTCGGCTGCAGGTTCTGCTTGCGACGCATCTCGCCCACAGGAATGACTTCCATGACGACATTGCTGGTGGTGTTCAGTGGGTCACTGCTGACACGGAATTTCTGACCAGCGCCGGTCAACGAATACTCGTAAACGCTGCCGGAGGTCGTAATCGTGATTTCTTGGCCTAGCGCGTTCCAATCGTAGGCGTCCTCGATCTGGCGCTTGGCGTCATTGACGAATTTACCGATGAGCGACGAATAATTAGTCAAGCTAACCGTAGTGACGGTCTGCTCTCGCAATCGGAGTAGCACATCGTTGACGAGTTCTAAGTAGGTCATTTGCTTTTCGCCTTATTCCTTGCGGATATAGCTTTAGCTTTTACCTTTGCATCTGCCTTGGATGTAGCGCCCCAAGCGTTTAAGGACAACAGCAGCCGGGTAGGCTTACCGTCTACACGCTCTGGACCGGGCATATTGCCCATCCTGGCAAGAAAAGAAGCTCGTCGTGGGTTATCGCCGGATTTCACCGGCGCTTTGAGGTTGCCCCCAGTTGCTGCATTATAAGACTCCCGGCCTTTGGCATTCAAGCCGCCTTTTGCATTTTGACCGGCTTTTCTTTGCCAAGCGGGTGTTTTCATTTCTTCCTCGCTGCCCTCATATTGTCGATCAAATTCGGGTAGGGCCGTCCAGCTGCCTTGGCCATACGCTTGGCCGACGCCTTTTTCGCTGGGGTCAAGGGCTTAGATTCACCCAGCTTTTTAGGCCGTTTGGCCTCCCAGACCGGCTTCACTTCTTGGCCTTTTTCTTGGCCATGCCAGCCTCCGACAGAGCGATCGCAATCGCCTGCTTGCGGGATTTGACCACAGGGCCGCCTTTGCCGGAGTGCAAACCGCCGGTCTTAAATTCGTGCATTACTTTGCCAACCTTTTTTGCGCCAGTTGCTTTTTTCATGATCATTCCTTTGTGATGGGACCGCCGGATTTCCACGCGTCGCAGGTGCGGTTAGACGCGCAGGTGAACTGAAACAGGTCGCAGTAGCCCAAATCGGCAGCAGCGACAAACTCTTCATCGTAAGACAGCTCGTTCTTGCCTTCGTCTTTTTCCAAGCCCCCAATGATGCACTGCATCATGGCTGGCGTCTGGATAAAAGCCGCGCAGTTGCCGCATCGCATACTCTTTACTTCCGATGTCGGCGCGTTATACATCTTGGCCTTTTTCAGCCAGAAATACTCGCTGGGCGTATTCGGGTCAGGCGGTCCGTAACCATACTCTTTGAACGCATGATTGCGGTTCTTCAAGTTAACAGACACATCCTGAGTAGATACAGGACATGTTTTGCCACTTAGTAGGCCCGTTTTCATCTAAAAAATATCCTGTCTGCGGCAAAAGTCAGCACGCCGCCCAAAGCGGATGCGATCGTCATGCCCATCCAAAAGCCGCCTTTGGACTTATTGGCCATTTCCAATAATTGCTTGACATCATTGCGCAGCGCATGGATCTCGGATTGCATGAGTTCTACTTGCGCTTCCAGTTTGCCAAACTCTCTTGGGTCAATTTCCGACATTTTCCATCTTCCTTGGCCGCCCCTGTCGTTTTGCTGGTGGGGATAGGGTTACCAAATGAGCTTCTTCGCTGTGTGTATCCTCGGGTATATCAACGCGGATATAGCCTTGATGGCCCTTCATGCTGTCGATGTCGTGCTGCAAAGTAAACGTGACCGTCTGGCCACTGGATAGACACTTAAAAGTTGCCATGAAACCTCCGGATGGCAAGACGGGGGCCAAAGCCCCCGGCTTTTACGCCAATGAACGTGCTACAACAATACGCAGTGTGGCCGAGGCCAAATCCACTGTGCTGCCAGATTCGTTTTGCAAGCGGAATTTGACGGTATTGGCTGCACTGACATAACCAGTGACAGTAATACCTACCAAATCCACACCCAACGAGGCACCAATTACCATGTCGCCCAGCGCAACGCCAGGAACAGTAACGTCGTCAGTCTCGCCCGCACCGTCAACCAGCGAACCGGCGTCCAGTGTGGCTCTGACTAGCCATGTGTTAGAGAAAAGACCGCGAAACTGGTCATTACCAGCGCGGACTGTTACGGAAGATGCAGTTGCCATGATGTTCTCCTAATTAGGTTAAAAACCCCCGGCCGAAGCCGGGGAGTTTAATTAGGCTGGAACAGCCAGTGCAAAGGCCGAGGACGATGTTGCAGCGCCGATGGTAGCAGCAGTACGTACTGCCTTGACGCCGTAGAGCATGTCAGAGGTGAACAGCGTGCCCAGATATTCCTGCTTGTACTGGGTTTGCGAACGAACACCCATCTGCTCAACCAGCACCATCGCTTCTTTGTGGCCCATCAGGCAGATACGGTCAGCGCCCGAGTTACCCGCACCGAAGTCGGCGTTGGAAGTAACGAACACGGGGATGCCGTACAGGTTGCCGATTTCGCCGTTACGGATGGCGCTGCCGTCACCGACGAATGCTTGTTCGGTGTAGCGAGCCAGACCCATCAGGGTGTTACGGCTGGATGGTGGGATGATGAAGAAACGGCCATCCATCGGGGTGTCGTTGTCATCCAGACGCTGGATGGTACGACGGATTGCAGCGTCAGTCAGCGCAGCAGCATTGGAGCTGGTGCTGTTGTACGCAGTTGTGCCATCCGAACCGATATAGGCTTTGGTGGTGGTGTTGCTAGTGGCGTAGTCGTTGGTGCCAACGGTTGCGCCATTGAACGCACGGCCAAGCTGGATCAGATCGGTGTCTACCTGACGAGCCAGTGCATAACCAGCGTCGTTGGTGTAGAACTGACGCAATGAGTTCAGAGCCTGGGCTTCGACGATGTCTTCGATCAGGCGGCTGTACTCGTAGTGCTTGTCGATCAGAATCTGGATTTCAGACTCAGTCGCAGCGATCAGGGTAACAGCGTTGGTTGCTACTTTGGCCGAGGCGCTACCACGGGTTGGGGCAGGAACGTGAACGGTGTCACCTTTCTTGCCACGGAAATTCATCTTCGTGACCAAATTGGCCAAGACGAGGTTCTTTTTGTACGACGCAACAATTTCATCACTCCAAATCTCTGGAATGAACGTTGCTGCGGTTGTTGTTGTTACGCTATTTGCTGGGCTAAATGCGGTTGCCATGTTTAACTCCTAAAGTCAAAAGTAAATTATTTGACCCGGCCCTCTTGGTACGCCGCCATAATTTCCTCGGACAGCGCGTCGTATCGAGCTGGATCGGTCATT